AAAATTAAGAGTTAAAATGACAACACTTAACTCAGATTCAACACCAGCTATTTCAGCCTTATCTGCTACCATTGATATGCCAGACAGAACAGTAGCAGTTGCAAATACAGCAAGTACGACTGCAAGTGGTGGAAAAGCGATAACTTTTGCTCCAGCATTTAAAGATTTACAAGGGTTAGGTATAAGTGCCAGTAATCTTACAACTGGAGATTTTTATGAATTAAGCAGTAAGTCAGCTACAGGATTTACTATTAAATTTAAAAATAGCGGTGGCTCAGTTGTTGACAGGTCATTTGACTTTGTTGCAAAAGGATTCGGATATCTTGAATCCAGTTAGTAATTAGAGTATTGTAAACATATTTAGGAGTATAAAAAAATGAGTCAAAATGATTTTACCATAGCAAACCAGACGTTCCCAAATACAAGGGCTGATATTAATTCAGCATTACAAGCATTAGCAAGTACCAGTTCTGGAAGTTCAGCTCCATCAACTACTTTTGCAAATCAATTTTTTTACAATACCACAAGTAATTTATTGCAAATAAGAAATGAAGCTAATGATGCTTTTATTACGATTGCAGAGTTAGACCAAACCAATGACACCGTAGAATATTTTAAAGCTGACGCTGTAAGAGTATTAAAATTAGAATATTTAGATGGTGATGACGCTATTATTGTGAATGATGGTGGGGGAATAATTTGTCCTGCTGGTGTAGATTTAACTGCTACTGAACTTATACTTGATGCTGATAATGATACAACTATAAGAGCAAACACAGATGACAGAATTGATTTTAAAATTGGCGGAAATATTCTTGTTGAATTCAATGCTAATGGTATAACTGTAACGGACGGAGATGCAAGTCAGCCTAATATTAGGTTAGTAAATACTAATGCAAATAATTCAAGTTCTTTTTTAGATTTTATTAAAGACAGTGCTTCACCAGCAGACGATGATGCTATTCAAGTTATTCGTTGCATAGGTGATAATAGTTCTGGAGCAACTAAAGTTTTTACAACTGTAGTAAGTGTATCAGCAGATGTTACGGCTGGAACAGAGAATGGAGCATACAGAATTGAAACATTGGTTGATGGAACTAATGCTAGTAGATTTAATATAGCACCCAATGGTTTTATAGGAATTGGTACTGGTTCACCTCAAGGACGTCTTTCAGTATCAGACGGAACAGTTACTACTGAAATAAATCCAACTAATGGTTTAGGTTTTATAGGTAATAGGACAAACCACCCTATAGCATTTTTCATAGCTGGTGGAGAAAAAGCAAGAATAGATACAAATGGAATAGCTATGTTTAAGACTACTGATACTGACCCTTGGAATAATGGAGCTGGTACTGCTGGAGGAATTGCATTAAATGCTTCTAATCTTTTAGGTTTAGGTGCATTTGCAAGAGTGCAAGGAGATCCAATAGCAGTTAATTATATTGATGGCTCAAATGGAAACTTAATTGCTTTTTATCACAATGGCTCAGGAATAGGGTCAATATCGCATAGTGGCGGTACTGTATCTTATAATGCTTTTACAGGCTCACATCCATCAAGATTTGCTAATAATTCAAACCCAGCTATTTTAAAAGGAACTGTTATGGAAACGCTTGACGCTATGTGTGGTTGGTATGATTTTAATTACACAGGTGCAGACAGTAAAGATAATGATGTTGCAAAAGTAAAAGAGATTGTTTTGCCAGATGGCAAGTCTGCTGGAGACAGCTATACTATGGAAATTAATGGCGTTAGTAGAACAGGAACAATCGTTGCAAAGAGTAATGATAAACACATGCAATGTAAAATATCAGATACAGAAGATAGCACTAGAATATATGGTGTGTTTTCTGATTATTTAAATGGTGATACTACAGTTTATAATGATATGAATATTAATGCTGTTGGCACATCAGTCATACGAGTTGCAAGTGGTACTACTGTAAGTGCTGGAGATTTATTATCTTCTAAAGGTGATGGAACAGCAAAATTACAAGGCGATGACATTATTAGAACTAAAACTATTGGTAAAGTTTTATCAAATGTTAAACAAGAAATTTATGATGATGGTAGTTTTACAATACCATCTGCTTTATATTGCGGATAGGAGAAACTAAATGGCTGGATTAAAAGTTCATACAGCAGAAACAGCTTTTGCAGTTACTCAAGCTGAAATAAAAGCATGGTGTAAGATTGATTCATCTGATGATGATACTGCCGTTGCTTTAATAGAGAAAGCCGTTCATAACTGGGCGAAAGAATATACCAACCGTTCATTGACAACCGTTACTTACAATTTATTTATTGATACGGTCTATGAGTCAGATATTCCAATTCATGAAGGTTTCTATACTGGTTATGATGGACATTCAAGTAAAAGAAGCATTGAGTTGCCAAAAAGTCCTACTGTAAGCGTTACTCATATAAAATATTATGATGATGCAGACACGGCTACAACTTTTGCAGCAACAAATTATTACTTAGATAATGCAAGTGTTCCAGCAAGAATAATCTTAAGAAAAGGCTCTAGTTATCCATCATCTTTGAGGGTTGCTAATGGTATCGAAATTAAATATGTAGCTGGATATGGAGCAACTACGGCTGTTCCTTACGACATAAAGTCAGCATGTCTGGCGTATGCAAGTTATTTGTTCGAACATAGAGGTGATTTGCTAGACGGAAAAAGAATATTAGCACCAACTAGTGCAACACAATTATTAGAGCCATACAGAATTAAATCACTATCGACTCACCCATATAGAGGGAAGGCAACCTACAGAGGAATGTTCGGCTAATGATAGGTCAAATGAGAAACAGGATTATCATTCAGACATTAAGTGGTGGAACTGACGCTGCTGGTGGTCAAGCTACAAGTTACGGAAATAATGTAACGGTGTGGGCTAGTGTAACAAATAATTCTGGCTCAGAAGGAATGTTTGGAGACCAAATGAGGTCAACAAATAATTATACTTTTACTATAAGATATTTATCCTCAGTAACTACAAAGCATAGAATTAGTTACAACTCACAATTTTTTGACATAATACATATAGCATCTTTAGTTGAAGGCAAAGAAAAATTCCAAGAAATTCAAGCTGTTGAAGGAGTTGCTACATAATGAAAAGCCAACAAATAAAAGTAACGGTTACTAGTAGCATGGATAGACAAATATCCGAAGCTATTAAACTATACGATCAAAATACGCAAAGACATTTAGATAGAGTTGCTAATCATTTAAGAAACCAAATTATTAAAAGAATGAAATCAACCGCAAAACAATCAGTTGGTTCTCCCAGAGGGAAAAAAATGCACTATCCATCTAAAGTGGGAAGTCCACCAGCTATTGATACAGGAAGATTAGTAAATAGTATTCATGTAATGAGAGCAATGCCTTTTAAAAGTGGCGATACACATTCAGCATCTGTTTCAACAAATGTTTGGTATGCAAGAAAATTAGAGGAAGGCGTTGGTGTTGGAGCAAGACCTTTTATGGGTGAAGAATCTCAGGCCTTTCAAAATACTGAAAAGTATGCAGAAGGAATAGCAAGTGATATAAGTATTAGAAGGGCATTACCTAAACCAGCAAGAACAGGGAAGAAAGTATAATGGCTTATCATTCATTTGACTTGCAAACAATTATTTATACAACGCTTAACGGTGATTCTACTCTTGATGGAATTATTGGAAACGATAAGATATTTGATAATGTGCCACAAGATACAGCGTATCCTTATGTAATTATTAATAATGAAACGGCTGTAAACAGAGGTACAAAGACAGTAGACGGTAATGAATACACCGTAGATTTGGAAGTATGGAGTCAATATAGAGGTAAAAAAGAAATAAAAGACGCTATGGAAAGAATTTACGCATTATTCCATGATGCAAATTTTGCAGTATCAGGTGCTGATATGGTTGTAAGCCAAGTTCGTAATGTTTTAACGCTAGTAGAAAGTGATGGAATTACTAGACATGGTGTGCTAACTTTATCGGTGATTGTGTATGATAATTAATTTTTCAGGAGATAGTTATGGCAGTTCAGAAAGGTAGTGCCTTATTAATAAAAGTTGGAAACGCTGCTTCGCCAGAAGTTTTCACAACAATAGCTGGTTTAAGAGATACAAGTATCTCAATAAATTCAGAAACAGTAGACGTAACAAATAAAGATTCAGCAAGAGTTAGAACATTATTAGCAGACGTTGGAATAAAATCATTTAGTGTAAGTGGCTCTGGTGTTTTTACAGATGCAGCGAGTGAGCAATTAATTTTGACAAACTTTAGTGCAACAACTTTCTTAAATTATCAGTTCTTAGTACCTAGTTACAATACTTTTACAGGTTCATTTCAAGTAACAAGTCTTGAGTATTCTGGTAGTTACAATGGTGAAGTTTCATATTCCATGAGTTTTGAATCTGCTGATGCAATTACAATAGCAACCGTATAATTAGGAGATAATTATGATTTTTCAAATTATTAATAATGTTGCTCTAGCTTATACAGATAGCTCAGGAACAACTTCAGCTTTAGTAATTCCAAGTGGGCTTGTTAGATTATGTCCAACAACGGCTTGTCATATAAGTATTAATCCAGCAACAGGAACGGCTGCAACAACAAATGATATTCACATAGGTATTGGTGAAGAAACTTTTGTTGCAGTTCCAAATGGATATTTTATAAGTGCTATTCAAACAACTGCTGGTGGTACACTTACAATTCAAGCAATAGATATTGGGAGACCATAATGTGGGAATTAAAAGCGATAGAAATAGGAAGTAAAAAATTAGATGCACAAGTTAATGTCAACGATACAAGTGTTGAGATAGAAGCACCTTATTTTAAAACTTTTAAAGATACAGATTTAGTAAAAATTGATAAGCAGACATACACAATCAAAACTGCTGTTAATGTTGCAGATAGAAATGAAGTAATAATCATAACCACTTTGGAGAAAGACAATGAGCATAAACAAGTTAAGGTCGGAAAAGTTACTGACGTTTAATGACGGTGTAGTATATAAAGCAAGAATGAGTCTTGATACCATTATCAGGATAGAACAAGCAATGGGAGTATCTATTCTGAAGGTTGGGAATTTACTTGCAAGTGCTGACATAACATTAACTCAAATAATTCAGGTGATAACATTAGCTATTAGGGCTGGTGGAAATGATGTTAAAGAAAAAGATATAAAAAAATTGATAGCTGATATAGGATTATTAGAAGCTATTAAGATGACAGGTGAATTAATTTCTTTAGCATTAAATGTAGATGATGATTCTGAAAGTGATGATGAAAAAAAAAGCGAGGAAGTAACAAGCTAGACGAAGATGCTGAATTGCCTTATCAACGCTGGTTAGAAGTTTGCGTTGGAATGATTGGAATAAGTCCTAATGAATTTTGGGACTCAAGCATTTCAGAAATAACATTTGCCATAAAAGGATTTAGCGAGTTCAATGGTAGTGGGAAAGACAAACCAATGAGCAAAGATGAATTAGAAAACTTAATGGAGTTAAACCCAGACGAATAATGGCAACTGAACTTGATAAGCTAGTCGTAAAAATTGAAGCAGACCTATCTGATTTAAAAAGGGGTATGGCTCAAGCCAATAAGGCCGTTAAAAAATCCAGTTCAGGAATGTCTAAAAGTTTAAACAAAGTTAGTAAATCACTTCAAAAATTATCAACTCGTTCTGTAAAAGTAGGTGCTGTTTTAGGTGCTGTTTTGGCTGGGGTTGCTATAAAAGGTTTTATAGATGTCGGTATTCAGGTTGAAAATTTACAAGTTAGATTAAAAGCATTATTCGGATCAGCAGAAGAAGGAACAAAAGCATTTGAAAATATGGTTGAGTTTGCTGGTAAAGTACCATTTACACTAAATCAAATTCAAAGTGCATCAGGAAATTTAGCTGTAGTTGCAGATGACGCAGATCATTTAGCAGAAATATTAGCGATTACAGGTAATGTTGCTGCTGTTACAGGAATTGATTTTGGAGTGGCTGCTTCACAAATACAAAGGTCTTTTTCTGGTGGTATAGCTGCTGCCGATATATTTAGAGAAAAAGGCGTAAGAAATATGCTGGGATTTTCTGCTGGTGCAACTATATCAGCCGAGCAAACTGTTGTAGCATTTAAAAGAGTATTCGGTAAAGGTGGTGAGTTTGGAAATATGACTGATGAACTTGCAAATACTTTGACAGGTACAGTTTCCATGATTAAAGATAAATTCTTTGCTTTTCAATTAGCAGTTGCAGAGTCATTTTTTGCTGAAATAAAGAAACAATTTACAGATTTAAATAAATTCTTAAAAAGTAATGATGAACAAATAAAAGATATGGGAAGAAAGCTCGGTGAAAATTTAGCTAAAGCAGTAAGATTTTTAGTTGACAATATTGGCAATATTAAAGCGTTTTTTATTGCTTTTGCTGGTGTTGCTACTATTAATGCAATAGCGACATTGACTGTATCTATTGATCTATTGAATGCTGCTATGTTAAGAAATCCAGCCATAGTAGGTGGAAAAGCAGTTGCAGGAGTTTTTGCAGTTTTTAGCCTTTCAGGGTCAGCAGATGAAGTTAAAAAAGGCAACGAACTTATAAAAGAGCAAGAAAAAGTGAATCAGGCAATGCTTGAAAGTTTGAGACTATCGCAAACTTTAGTAAAGCATGGACAAATGTTTCAGCCATTTGAAGCTAAAAGAATTAATGACATAATTGATGAAAAACTTAGATTAGAAGAATTAGCAGAACAATTAAAAATAAATGCAAGAACTAGAATAAAAACAGATTTAG